CGGTTGATCTTGTGAGTGAGGTTTTTCAAGAATGAAAGCATTTGTTTACAAGGCCAAAATAGTACGAGTCGTCGATGGCGATACGGTTGACTGCGACTTGGACCTTGGTTTCTCAACGATTCTTAAAAAGAAACGGATAAGACTCTCGGGTATCAACGCGCCTGAATCAAGGACGCGCAATCTTGAAGAAAAGAAACTTGGGCTCGCTGCAAAGGCAAGACTTGGCGTGCTGTGCGGTGATGAAGTCATTTTGGACAGTGAGGGCGTCGGGAAGTTTGGTAGAATCCTCGGCGTGCTGTACACGCTTGACGGCGAAAACATCAATGAGAAACTCGTTGCCGAGGGGCACGCTCGGCATTATGATGGCGGTAAGCGAACAGGTTGGTAAGACGTTGGCGCGGATGCGTTAGTGGTTTATCGGCAACTCTCCATGCCGTAAAAAAATCCGCGCAGACCATAGGGGTTTTTTTCCTTTTTCCCCGCATGAATCCGACGTAGTTCCATCGGGGGTCGAAGCGGAACTCTTCATCTGTTATCAGTTATAAGCACCTTTCCTATATTCCAAATTATTCTAAACAAAGTGTAAATTAATTGTATACAGTGTTGCACACTGACACGGGATCTGTATAATAAGGGATGTAAGAGATTGATTCACAAACAGCCCAGAGGGCAGGAGAGAGAAGATGACTAAGCGAGAAATTTTTGAAAAGCTGAAGGAAGAGTATTTGAAAAATCTGAGCGTAGCAGCTTATATCAAATATCGAGACACAAGTTACTCTGTAACTGAGAAAGAAAAAAGAAGTTATCGAGTTGGAGAATGGGAGGAGGACGCGCATCGAATGGTTGAAATGATGCACCTATTGGAGCTACCTAAAAAGTGGATCAATGACTTTAACGCATCGATGGAGCTCCTGACTTGGGAGAATTGTGAGGGAGAAATTGAGAACGGTGACTCCATACCTTGTAGTGCTCGTGAGATGTACCTTTACGAAAAGGTAGTAAAAGGTTATGACATAGCTAAAATATTTGATGACAACGGCTATTTGATCGAAAAAGAGGAGGCAGCGTAATTCCAACTGACGAGCTGGGCGGGTGGTCCCCGCCCCGAAACCGAAAGGTCTTGGATAACCAGATAGCCCAGAGGGCAGGAGAGAGAAGATGAAAACTTATAAAGCAAAAGTAGAGTTGTTTCGGAATGGCAGCTTAAATGAACAGGCGGTGCGGGAGTGCGGCACCCGTATGGAGGCATGCATCCTCCACACACTCCAAACCGTTTTTGATGAAGCGCTCACCCTATCAATGGAGCATTTAGACGCTCTGTGCCTTCAAAAGGTCGGCAGTTCTCTCTTAATTAACGTGAGCACAGAGGGAAGTTTGGAGGTCTGTGATAAGGAAGGATATTTGAGCATAAAGACTAGCAAGTGGGACTTTCGCCTTCAGTATGACGACAACGCTCCCATTCACGCAAGATTAAGTACAGTGCCCTATGTCTTTAGGACAAGCAGCACGCTTGATAACCGCACGACGCAAGTCAACATATTTATTGTGCCCGAAGGTGAGGGTCAAATGCGTTCTGAGATCACGTTGTCCGACGTAACGGCAGAAACCTTTGAAAGTGTACAGAACCAGTGTTTCGGCTATGGCTACGGAACCACGGTGAAGGCTATCACTCTTCTCTCAGAGCAAGAGGAGGTAGCGTGATGGAAAACAAAAAACGTAATTGGAAAACAATTGAGCTACCAACTTTTAAAGTGGTTTGGACGCCCGATCTTAAATTTTCGAACAAGGACATTCTAGCTGGCGCAGGCCACCTTGTTGAAATGGAAGCGGTCACGGAAGACAAGGCGCATCAAATCGCTCAAAAGTTAAACAACGAAACATTTGATGCTGCTGGGTTATACAAAATCATCAACATAGAATGGGAGGCGTCATCATAAAAACGGGGGCTCACGCCCCCTTTTTTTGCTTCATCTTTTCCACATAGCCAATGTAACTTTCCTTGTACTTGAATTCCCACCACTCCCGCCAGTTCTGTTTCTTTGATCGGTAAGGCACAACATGGTCCTGCTTTTTCCAGATATATCGGGCAGCATGGTACTTGATCTGCTCCGCCCAGAGTGCCTCCTGCTCGTCAGTAGAGATCTTCATGACTAAACTCCGTCACTTCGTCGCCTCTATTAAACGGCAGATAGCTATCCTCTTTCTTGCACGTCACGCCCAGATGAAGCGCCTGCTCATTCTTAGCAATGCCGTATTGGATAGCAGTCTCTGACAGCGTGTACACGCCGTATGGATACGGCGCTGCCTTCTCAACGGCTAAGAAGTAAAACTTATCAGCCGTCAAACCTGAATGCCTGCACGCAGTCAGGTAAAAAGCTGCTTGCTGGAAATACAAGAAATTATTAATTGCAGATCGAAAGCCTCTGGGTGATGCATCGCGGCACGTCTTCAAGTCCCAGACGTTGATGCCGTCGTACCAGTCAATCTTGGCTTTGCATGGATGACCGAACCACTCAAAACAAACGGTCAGTTCAACCTGATCACCTTTCTTCGGCACATAATCAATCAAGACCTCACGACGCGCCATGCAGACATCAATCAGATCTTGCTTAACGGGGGTGCGATCACCTACGCCCTGCAGCCAATCGTCATATTCCTGCTTGCCTGCCTTAGTACGTTTGTTAACTTCTGGTTCAAGAATAAATTCATCCCAGAACTTGTCGAGCTCCAAAAACACAGTGTGCTGCACCCGCCCTTCGAGCAGGGCAGGACTCTCGGTCCTTTTCTCCGCGTAGCGCCAAGTGAACGGGCACTTGGCGATTGACGTGAGATCATGACTGCGCCACGCCGGGATCGAGTCATAGGTTGGGTAGTCGAGATCGTGATATATTCCTGTTTTAAATTTCATGATGTAATTAACCTCATTCCGTATTCATTGTTACCCTGCTTGACCTCAACGCCTTCTTTCAACACAAATCGGTTTTTTTTGAAGGGCCTGTAGTCAACGTGGTGGTGCCATCTGTTGAAACGCCAAACCACAGAGGCTACATCAGGGTGTAGCTCTGCAATCATCTGGCTTTTCGGCTTCGTGCCTTCCGTTGCGTAAAATTCTTTGGTGTTACCGCCAGACATCCGCTGCGTGGTAACCTTACCGCAAAGGAAAGCGTTGAATTGCACGGTGCAATAGCCGTCTTTGAGAACCCGCAAGCAGATGTCTGTGTCTTCGTTGTATCGGCCTCTCCATCTGAAGGGGACGCTGTTATTTATCAAAAGGCAGCTATAAATCCTTGTGTTCAGCACGAAGGGAGGGACAGGATCAGTGGATTTGCAAAACGAATAATAATTCAATCCGCTTATGGCGACGTTTTGATACCGTTCAACAAAGTCTTCGGCAGCTCGTAGAGTTGCGCCCGTCCTTACGACAATCTTTTCGTTGTTATGAAGCCTGTGAAACGCATCGAGATTGTCATCCATCACCCAGTGCATTTTTGACCCCTCGGAGATCGAATGATCCCACGCAAAGTTCCTAGCAGCGCCCGGCCCTTTTGACTTACCTTCTTCGTCGTCACAGGTGTCATATTCTTCGAGATAGTGCTCTGGCAGGACAAGCAGCCTATCCTCCCCGACTACATCCGCATAATTTTGCAGCTCCTGCTTTTCGACAATCACACGAAAAGGCACCCCCATTTTATCTAGCGCCCTAGCTGTCAAAAGGTTGTGCCAACGCCCTTTGCTGACAATATAAACGGGGTGTTTAGCCGTCATCATCAACCCATGCTTTTTTGTTGTGATCTGCACCCCAGTGGGATTTGAAAGGGAACCAGATGCTTTTAGTTTTATAGGTGAGCTGCTGATCAATCAGGGTTGAAAAAACTTCAAGATCCGCCTGAGTTTCAAAACGTATGTTGATACAAGCAAACGGTTCTTTTTTGCCCTGCTCAAACGCAGGCATATCTTGCCAGTGTTCGTCCCACCAATTAGGCTCTTCTCCAAAAAAATTACCTTGCTTCACTCCAACTCCTCGATCAGCCGATTTGTGTACCAAATCATTTTTTTTAGGTCCTCTACTGGCTTGCCTTTTTTGTCAAAGCGACACGCATACTTGATGATGTTTCCCGCGAGATACCCTTGGAATCGCTCATCGCCGAGCGCTGATTTGATGGAGTCAATTGTTTCCACCGATCCAGCGTTGTAGTGATGTGGAGAGTTGACCATATCATCACTTTTTGTTTTTACTTTTTTTTGCACATTTTTTCTACTGATCTGTTTCATACTATTTGTTCTAAAATTATCATCTTCTGGACAAGCTAAATAAGAAAAACTTACGTTCAGTGCATCTGCCAGATTTTGCATTTTTTTACGACGCGGCTCACTGTGCCCATCGAGCCACTTCCTTACAGCTTCTTGGCTAACCCCTAACATTTTTGCCAAGTGTGTCTGACGGCCCATGCCCAAGGATGGGATATCTGGGTGGCTGTCACATAATTTGTTAAGGTGAATAGCAAAAGGCGTTGGATTATTAGGTTTTCGTATCATCACCTACGCTCCTTGGGCACGGTCCCGCAAATACTGGTTCTTTGGCGCGCGCTTAATTCATCGGCAATGTCGAGAATCTTCATCGCCATCGAAGGATGACCCAGATCGCGGGTAACATAGTGGAGCATCTCCAGTGCATCCACCACGTCGCCCACTGAGGCATCATCTGTCTCGCCATGCACTTCTGAGTCGATTCTCAACCACAGCATCAAGCAAAAACCCTAAAAAGGAATATCATCATCGATGAATTTTTCATCATCCTGATTCACAACCTTTTCGTTGGTTCGCTTGTTGGCAATCGCTGCCAGCCCTTCAACGCCATTTGGCTTTTCATCAAACTTCCTCATGACATCAACATACTCTAAAGATGTCTTGATTTCATCCTGCATCCAAGCTGTCATGCCTTCCCAGATGTCGCACATCTTTTTGCTCGCGTCGGAGCTTTTGTCACGGAACTCATCAAGGTAAGTTTCCAATTCGAAATCCGTAATCTCATTGATAGTGTCCATCGACTGAACGCCACCATTTGGTTTGAACAGACCCGTGATCTTGGGATTTCCGCCACTGGTCAAGCCGACCTCAATGTTCACCGACTTGCCGAACAGGTTACCCATATCAAAGCCTTCCTGCTCTTCGGGCGTAAAATTACGTCCCCGCCAAGACACAAGATCTTTGCAGAGTCGCGCTTTCTCATTAAGAGAGTTTGTGTATTGATAGTCAATGACAAACGGGCGACCATCAGCCATCCGAATGTTCTCTCCCGTCGGCGCCCCGTCGAGATCGAGCGTGTCGATGATTTCAAAACCGATGCGAACTTTCAGTTTTGGAGCGGGAGCCCCGCCTTGAAAGCTCTCCAAGATTGTGCCTTGATCAATAATTTTATAACATACCCCGAGATATCTCCCTTCTTCGAGATTCTCGTAAGCTGATGTTGCACTAATGATTCGTGCCATACTTTTCTCCTTGCTTTTTTAAGTTGTAAGATCGTATACTATTTTACACAAATTTACAGGCGGCACAACATGGCAATCAAAATAAAAAACAAAAGGTACAGAGAGAAAGACAATTCAAGACCACTAACAGCAAATCTGAAAGACGAATTCGAGGCATTTTTATTTGATCATGGGCTCAAGCCTGATCCAAAGAAGCCGATCTTGTTCGATGGTAGCATCAACCGAGGTTATATCGAGGAGAACGGCAAAACGAAGATGGTTGGCTGGTTCCAGTGCTGGCTGGACCAAGAAGTGCCATTCGGTCAGTTAGGCGACTGGCGCATCGATCAGCA